AATGTAACTGGAAGCCGAAGGTATTTACTCCGAAGGGTTCTCCTAAGATATGTGAAGAAAACTTAGAAACTGTACCAGAAGACGCTCCAGAATCTGCAAGGAAGCTATCTGAGTGGAAGATGCTAGAGACTCGGTGGAAGACCGTAGAGGCATGGTTAGAAAATTTAGACCAAAACAATAGGGTACATGGAACTGTGTACACTATGGGGGCAATTACGGGCCGTATGACCCATTCTAATCCTAACATGGCTAATGTGGTGTCAAATGACAAACCTTATGGTGAGGAGTGTAGATCTTGTTGGAGTTCTCCTAACGAACAGTATCGTATTGTAGGTATGGATGCAAAAGGTTTAGAGCTACGTATGTTAGCACATTATATGCGTGACAAAGACTACATGGACGTAGTAGTTAATGGTGATCCACATACTGTAAACATGCAAGCTGCTGGGTTGACAACAAGAGCACAGAGCAAAACGTTCATTTATGCATTTTTATATGGTGCAGGTGCAGAGAAACTAGGTAAGGTTGTAGGTGGTAATGCTAATGATGGTGCTCGATTAAAAAGAGATTTCTTAAACAATATGCCGTCATTAGCTAGATTAATTAATAAGGTACAGCGTTTGTCAGAAGTAGGAAGCATTGAAGGTCTGGATGGTAGACGTATACTAGTACGTCATCAACATGCTTCCTTAAACACATTGTTGCAAGGAGCAGGTGCTATCACTTGTAAACAATGGTCTATCTGTATGGATGACTACATAAAACAAGAAGGACTTAGAGCGTATCTCGTTAACACAATTCACGATGAGATGCAGTTCGAGGTGCATGTTGAGGACGTTGACAAAATAATTTCAGCTTCGGACTTGACAATGCAGAAAGCAGGAAGTATACTAGGGGTGAGGCTACCTCTTAATGCTGATGCTAAAGTTGGTCTTAATTGGGCCGAAACACATTAATGTAAACAAAAAACAAAGGAAATAAATATGATTGTAAGTGGTACAGCAAAATGGGCAAGTGTATTTAAGCCTAATGATATGTCAAACAAGTATCAAGTTGACATATGCCAGTTAGATAAAGAAACAGTAAAAGAATTAGAAGGCGTTGGCATAACTGTTAAGATTGGTGAAGGTAAAAAAGAAGATCAAGAATCTTACATTACTGCTAAGACAGTACGTCCACCAAGAGTTATGGATAGTAAGAAAAATCCTTGGCCTACAGATAAGTTGGTAGGTAACGGAAGTAAAGTTAAAGTTTCTGTTAATCCTTATGAATGGAATTTTCAAGGTAAATCTGGTATTAGTGCATCTTTAAATTCTATGATGGTTGTTAAATTAGTAGAGTATGTAGGTAGTTCAGATGAGCTAGATGAAGAAGATGGATTTGTTCTTGATGATGCGGATATGAATGAATTATAAGTTGTCTCCTGAGTCCTGAGTATGACTTTAAAAACTGCTCACTTTTAATAGTAGGGGATTTAGTATAAAGCACTAAGTTGGCTAGTAATGAGGGATGGATTACTAGTATTTTAACGTAGGACATACACACACATGACTAAAAAAATTAAAAAAATTTCTACGTTAGTAGAAGATATACACACGCTTATCGACACAGGTAAACACAAATTAGATACTGATAATTTAAATTTATTCTTAGATACTATGAAATATGAGGTTACTCGTTTTCTTGAACCTTATGAAGGTGAACGCAAGAATTTACGATTATCGGCTGTAGGTAGAGAAGATCGTAAACTCTGGTACGAGATGAACGATACTAAGAAGAGAAAAATATCACCACAATTACGTATGCGTTTCTTCTACGGCAACATAGTAGAAGCACTATTGTTGTTCTTGGCACAAGAGTCTGGACACGTTGTAAAGGATCAACAGAAAGAAGTTAAACTAGAAGGAGTCAAAGGACACATCGATGCGGTTATAGATGATGTGTTGGTTGATGTTAAATCTGCATCGGACTACAGTTTTAAAAAATTTAAAAATGGTACACTATTTGAAGATGATCCTTTTGGATACTTAGGACAGATCAGTTCTTACATGGAAGCTCTTAATTTAAATGAAGGAGCATTTTTAGCTTTCAACAAGAATACAGGTGCAATTACATTATTAGAGATTGATGAGTTAATGACAATCAATGCATCGAGTAGAATTAAACATTTAAAGAAAGTGATAAAACAAAAGAAAGCACCTGATAGATGTTATGGTGATGAAGAATATGGTACAGGTGGAAACAGAGTTGTAAATAATAATTGTAATTACTGTGATTATCGTGTAGACTGTTGGAAAGATGCTAACGATGGAAGAGGTTTAAGAACTTTTAAGTATGCTAGTGGTTACAAATATTTTACTAAGATTGTAAATGAACCTAAAGTAGAAGAGATAAGGAACTTATGAAATGAATAAAAAAAATCCTTTGAGAGATCGTGGTGGGCCTATATATGATGAAAAAGGAAGTAATGTTATTTCTTTGAAAGAAAAAAAAGAACAAAAAGAGCAAAAAGAATTAACCGAAAGGTTGAAGAATTTAGAAAAATACTACTTGAATGAAGAGATGAAGAATAGTTAATGGGATATCTTATTAAAAGACATCAACCTTGTCCTGACTGTGGCAGTAGTGACGCATTTTGTCTATATTCAGATGGTACATATTGTTTTTCTTGTAAACGAAAAAAGAAACTTGATGGATTAGAATATGAAGAAGATGAAGAGGATACAAAAAGAATGTCATCAATTCCAAAATTAATATCAACAGGTATAGTTAAAGAAATACCTGAAAGAAATATAACTAAGTTTACATGTACTAAGTACAATGTAATGATAGGTGATGATGGTAAACATATTTATCCTTATTATAATGAAAATATGGAACATGTAGCTAGTAAGATACGAACACCTCATAAGAATTTTAGAACAGAAGGTGATATAAAAAATGTTGGTTTGTTCGGACAACATTTGTTTAAGAAAGGTGGTAAATATATTACACTGGTAGAGGGTGAACTAGATGCTCTTGCAACACACCAGATATTCGATTGTAAATGGCCTGTTGTCAGTATACGATCTGGAGCACCAAGTGCTTGCAAAGACATAGAAACTAATTACGAATATCTTATGAGTTTTGACAATATTATTATTTGTTTTGATAACGACAAAACAGGAAACATTCACGCTAAAAAAGCTTCTGAACTATTGTCACCAAAAGCTCGTATAATGAGGATGCGTTACAAGGATGCATGTGAGTATTTAGAAAACTATGAGATAGAAGAGTTTAAATCAGATTGGTGGAACGCAGAAATATACACACCAGATGGTATTGTAGCAGGTGATGGTTTATGGGATAAGATGTTAGAAGGGCCAATGAAATCTGTTGTAGATTATCCTTTTCAAGGTATCAATAAACTAACATATGGTATACGTCCATCAGAACTTGTTACAGTATGTGCTGGTACTGGTACTGGCAAGAGTAGTTTTCTACGTGAGATAATTTATCATATATTTGAAAATACAAATGATAACATTGGTTTGATGTTTATGGAAGAGAGTGTACGTACAACAGCAGAAAGTTTAATGAGTTTATACTTAAACAAACTATTACATTTACCTACTACAGAAACAACAGATGAGGAATATAAAGATGCTTTTGATAAGACTTTGGGAACTTCTAGGTTCTTCTTTTTCGACCATTTCGGCTCCAACACAATCGAAAATATTATTAGCCGTATTCGGTATCTTGTTCGTGCTCTTGGTTGTCGGTTTATCGTATTAGACCACATCTCTATATTGGTGTCCTCGCAAGAGAACAATATGGATGAGCGTAGAACTATTGATGCCTGTGTTACCAAGCTACGTACAGTTGTGCAAGAGCTTGGTATCACTCTTTTTATGGTGTCACACTTACGAAGACCTTCTACTGGTTCGCATGAGCTAGGCTCTGCTACTGTAAGTTTGTCTGACTTGAGAGGTAGCCACAGTATAGGTCAGCTAAGTGACATTGTAATAGGCTTAGAACGTAATGGACAAGCAGACTGTGGTGTAGAAAGAAACACAACAATAACACGAGTAATAAAGAATAGATTTTCAGGTATTACTGGCCCATCAGGTGATCTTCTTTACGATACAGAAACAGGACGTATGCAAGAAACTTATTTGAATAGTGATGATGAGTTGTAAAGGAACTTTTATGCTAACAAAATCTAAATACAAAAATTTAATAATAAAAGAAAAAAAAGAAATTCCTATACATATGTCTCCTTTTTTAAAAGGAGATGTAGCAGAATTAAAAGCAGCAG